TATTTTACTTACTCAGAACAACCCACAAAACCCCTATTCGAGTATTTTCATCCCGGCAACAGGGGTTCGAAACCCCTAGGGGACGCCACTCTTTTTTCCTTTACTATCATATAGTTACGGAAAATCTTAGAAAAAACTTAAGTCGCAAAAAGCAAAAGTAGCGAGGTTTGTAGCGAGGATTTTGGCACCCTTAAAATTTTTTTTCGTTTCTGGCGTCTAAGAAATTTTCACTACTGAGGTTAGTTTCTTTTTACGCTCGGCCTCTCTGTCTTTATTTTTATATGCCTGTATTTGCTTGGCATAAATCTGATAAAACATTACAGGGTCGTGACCTAATTCCCCTGGCCCTTCCTCGGCGGCGCCGCTTGATATTAATTCGGAAGCGCGAGTGTGCCTCAATTTATAAGCGTCTCTCTTGGGTATTTCGAGGTTTAAATAAGGCGTCAATCTTTCATCATTTTCTAAGGCCTTTTGGTCGAGCGCGAGTAGTTCACGCCGATGGGTGTTATACAATCTATCCGCGTCGGCTTTTGATAGTTTCACTTCCTTATGTGCTTTCGCCCATGCTTCATTAAAACGCCTAGCATCACAGTGATGTTTGCCAGATTCGTTCGTAAAAATGTAATTCGTCTGTCCCGATTTATATAAGCTAGATACCTTCTTGGTTGCTAAATATCTTTGCAATACTTCCATAACTTGCGGCTGAATATAAACCTGGCGGCCTTTCCAGTTTTTAGGTGCAACTATTTCATTTTGAGTCATCCCTTTATTAATAAATACATAGTCGCCGTCAATATCAGTTTCCTCTAAAGCTAATATTTCACAAGGTCGCAATCCTAATCCGCGAAAGAGCACAAAATAAAGCTGAATATCAAGAGGACAATTTTCAACGATATGGTTAATGAGTAGCTCAACTTCTTCCGGTGAATAAGGAAATATGATTTTTAGTGATGGGTCTATGCGTTCATCTGGATAAATCATTTCAGAAGTAGGGAAAGGCTTACATCTAATTTTCATGTTTTTGTAAGCGTGGACATACATTCTAGTAAGGTAAGTGTTCCAATTTTTTAAAGTCTTTACGTCGAGATGTGACCATTTATCTGACCAAAGAAAGTCATAGACTTCATCATAGGAAATATCAGTCATCCGTCTTTTCCCAAAAACAGGCATCCACCTATTGCGAATACATTGAGAAACGCTCGTTAAAGTAGTTTTCTTATAACCCTTACGCTTGTTCTTTAAGGGCTTACAGTATTCTTCCCAATGGAGGAATACATCGTAAAGAGTTCCTTTTCTTCGCGGCGCTTTTTTGTTTTTTGTGAAGTAGGTTTCTTTAACCTTTGAAAAAGCAACGGTGCCATCTTCCAGGTCGGTTAGTATTTGTTTCCGTAGTTTAGATGCGGCTCGTTTATTTTCTTCTGAGCAGTCACCTGGATAATAAGGCTCAATTCGTTTAGTTTGCCATTCTATGAGTACCCTTATTCGACCCCGGTATGTTCTGATGCCTGTGTATTTAGCCATTGGTTCAATTTCCCCACATTGATTAATGTTTTGTGTCCGACTGTTTGCCAGTGAACACCCTTGTCTAGCTTTTTGTGTAACCATCCCTCTAAGGTTCTGACAGTGATCCCCATATCTTCTGCTACTTTTGTTTTATGCTGCCATTCCATCGTTAGAATAATCCTGGCGGCCCCTCAACGTCGAGCCTAAATTGCTTGCTCACCGGGACTTTGTAAAAATAAAATTCTTCAAGTTGTCGCGTATAGTCTTGTGTGCCTTTCTTTGCCTCTAGCTTTTTCTTAGCTTGCTTTAGTTTACGCAGCATTGAAGGCTGAGAATATTTATCATTGAGAAAAGCCTTCACAAATGCAGTTACCGAGGCCTTCTTTTTTGCGTGTATGATGTCATCCTCTTCAAAGTATTCTAGGATTTCGTTAATCTGTTGAGCGTAAATGCCGCCTTGTTTAATCTCTCGATGGGATAGAGTGAACTTGCCATCTTTAAATTCTTTCCTGGTGCCTTCTCTATGCAATCCTTTTAGTAATAACCAACTCGGCTCATGGGCAAACCCATAAGTGTCAATGAAGGCCTTATAAGCGACATAGTTAGTGTTACCCAGATCAATAAACGACATCATGTGATCGTCTAATGACCATTTCTTATTGTTAGAGTTCAGTCTTTGTACGTCTGCTAACGTGAGGCCTTTAATCTCAATATAATGGAAAGGTATACCCATCTCTTTACAGGCTTCCATTCGATGCTGACCGTCAATGATGTAATGCAATTCGTTAACAATAATAGGTACGGGGATATATTGCTCAGTCATTGACTCAATTAATTTCTTAACATGAGACTCTCTTATCGTTCGATTCCCATTTAAGATTTTAAACTTGTCGTACTCAGTGCTTTCTATTACTTTCACGCAACGACCCCTTTCAACATAACTTTAATTTTGTTTTTCTTGACTCAAATCCTTCCTCAAATGCCTTATATTCTTTTCTTGTTTCTACCCAAAAAATGCGCTTTTTGGGTTTATTGCGTTCCGCAAATCCATGTTCTTGACGAGGGCCAACACTTCTAAAAGTCATTCTGTGTTGTTTTGGCAATACTTCTTTTATTCGTCTTTGCAAACTATTTATGTCAGAATTTGTCATGTAGTCCGTACTTATACATTCATCGCTGTCCGGTTCAAGGTTTTTTATTGCAACAAGCAGAGGATGATCTAAAGGCCATGCGCCCCTCATTGAACCTCTCCTTGGTTTTTTACTAACCGTTTTGCAAAACTCTATTTCTTTCATTCGCAATAACTCCTATGGCAGCTAGGGCAGCCCGTTATCCATTTTTCATAGGCTTCCGGATAATCAACAAAATCAAAGCCGCAATGAGGACATAAACAACTATCAGGTATGAAAATCACCCAAGGCGTCAACTTTGCTTGTGCCTCTAAAATGTCCATTCTTCTCGCTTTGTCACCTTTCTGTTGATCGTTCATTGTATTTGCCGGGGACGGTGTACATTGGGAACCAACCGCCGCACACCTCTTTATAAACGCCCCGCGAGGGGGAGTGGGAATCCGCTGATGCCCCGGCGCACCTGCGTTAACCATTGTTTGCTATTGGTGTAATAATTTTTGGCTTTTTGCCAGGTTTCGGCTGTGGCGCCTCTGACGCTGAACCGTTCTTACTGTCGAGCATTTGCATCTCATTTGCCACAATCTCAGTCGAATACTTCTGGACGCCATCTTGCTCATAGGATCGTGTTTGCAATCGACCTTCCAAGTAAACTTTTGTACCTTTCTTTACATAGTCTCTAACAACTTCCGCGAGTCGGTTGAAGAAAACTACGCGGTGCCATTCAGTGCGTTCTTGCTGCTCTCCCGTGTTTTTATCTTTCCATGTTTCGCTAGTGGCGACTGAGAGATTAGCAATCGGACTATTCCCACTTTCGCGGCACTCAGGGTCGTTTCCTACATTTCCCACTAAAATTACTTTGTTGATTCCTCTGGATGCCATTGATTAGCCCTCACTTGTAAATTGTCTACTATTAATTCTTTGCTGAGTTTTATTACTTCGCCCTCTAAATCTTTTACCATTTTCTTTGTTGGCTTAAATTCGATCACATGAATCGGCGGTGTATATCGTTTGTGATAAGAAATAAACAGACACTTCCGAGCGCCCTCATGCCACATACAAGAGATTTGAGCCAACATTTGCGTGATGTATTCCTCTTTAATCTGGCCTGTGCGGATTGTCCTTCTATGTTCTTTAGCTTTAGGTGATTTAATTTCAACCAGACAAGAAGGGTCATCTTCTAAAACTCCGTCAGGGGATGCTGCAAAAAACGGAATATCTGGATGCACGTATGGCATTTTGTCTAAAATCTTTCTGCCCGTTAAGTCTTGCCAAATTTCTTTAGCAATAGGTTCGTTATCTTCGCCATCCTTCATCCATTTTGATTGACCACCATCCTCAATCACACCTGTATCAAGCTCTGCCCCTTTTATGTCTAATAAAGTCTGTCTCCCTATCTTGTTATACTTACCACTTGCGCCCTTCTTAATCGCTGAGTGAAGAACAGACGCGGTAAAGTTCCCGATTCTCTCAGGAGCGGTTTGCGGGTCTGCTTGTAGCTCGTTCTTAGGCCTAGATGACATGATTACGCCGCATCTGTCTCTGCCAAAATATCTTCAAAATGTTTCATTAACTGCCCTATATTCAGCACAGTGCTAGGCGAATACTTTTTGTTAATTGTTTCTCTTGCTTTGCGAACATCTATTATTGTTCCCAAACATTCAGTCGTTTTAACATCGTACTTTACGAGTTTGTAAAACTCCTTTTCAGCCTTTTGGTATTCAGTTTCTTCAACTTCTTCCTGTTCTTTCTGTTGAATCAAAGCTGCCGCGATTTCCTCTGCACTGGCAAACTCTGTGCCGCCTAAACCTAGATTCGCCAACACTCTACCAATGGCAGAGGTTTCGCAGTTCTCGATGTGGCTTGTGCTATTAATTCCCTTGTCGCCTTTAATCTCTCTCGCATGACCCACGGCCCTCGTTCTTCCTTGGTCATCTTTAACAATGGCTTTCATAGTTATAATATTTTCGTCAGTCATGTCATTAATGATTTTTGTTTTGAGCGCCCAACCCTCATATTGCTCCCTCTGTCGAAACAAGCCAACGCGACGAGCAACCGAGTGATAGTCTTTTCCATGAATCGGCACGATACCAAGGCTTAACTTTTCTTCTTTGCTCAACGAGGCTAAATCTAATTCTGTTGTCTCTAACATTAATGTACCTTAATTTTACTAATATGCTTGCGTAAATTTTTTTAAGTTAAAACCATTGGGACAAAAGTTCCAATTACGACACCAACCTCTACATCTCCACCATTAAGTTTAAAAACGCGATCTGAAAATTTAGGGTTGGTTAATTCATAGGTTTCGTTCCCAATGTATTTAGCAAAAACAACACTATCATCTTTGACTAAACAAACCGAATTACCACTACTAATTTCTATAGTCGGATCGACATAAGCGTAACAACCTTCTTTTAGCTCTGGCTCCATTGCCGTCGAATTAACAATAAAAGCTCTTACCTCCGTGTTACAATTTCCTGGGTAACTTATGCTGCTACCATTTCTTATAGTGATCTTTTTACCTGCCGCCATCTGCCTTGCTGCCTTTACAATATCCGTCTCCGATCCCTCTATGATCGAAATTTGATGAGTAGGTGTACCGGAAAGCAGCGCATTAATGCGTGGTGAAAAATCCTGAACCTGACAGTCTAAGAGTCGGGCAAACACCAGAGCTTGCTCCGGGGTTAGAGGGGACGAGTTAGGCCTAGATGACATGATCTGGCTTACTCTACTTTGTGTCTTTAGCCCCAAAACTACACTTATCTGCTCTTGGTCGATAGGCTTTTCGCCTCTAGCCTTCTGCGCTTCGACCTTGTTTACATAAATGCTGTGCAGTTTTACCTTTTCTCTTATTTGTTCGTCTGTCAGTTTAGGCATTTACGATTCCACATTAATTTACCAAATGAATATTAGCAAATCTAATGAACAAAACGCAAATCTGCAAACGCTTTTCAAATACTGATTATCACTATGTCAAAGTTTTGGCGCCGTAAACAGGCGAAATTTTCAGTTTTTGTGACAATATTAAAAGAAAGTGTCAATAATTTGGAAATAAAACTGTAAAAAATAAAGTAATGTGATACTTTCGGCACAACGGGTATTAACAAAATTAATATTAACCTATTTGAAATAATAAAATGGCAAACCCAAAGCTAAATATAAAAAATCATACGGTGAGTTTTTTACCAACTAACTATGAAAAAATCTTTCGTCAACGAGCCGTTGCAGTCAAAGAAAAACTTGAAAAGCAACAAGGAAAAAAAATCACTTGGAATGAGCTTGCTGAAAAAGCAAATCTTGACCCAGAAACCACCTCGCGGATATTAAACGGCACACAAAAAAATATAAGACTGCATGAAGCGATAGGCATTGCTGATGCCTTGCAAACAACTGTTTCCTACTTGTGCGACTTTCACGACACAAAATTTATGCTAGATCAAACGCGATCAACTTATCAATATTTCGTGACTGATCTTGAAAACAACCTGCAAGCTCAAGCCTATTTAAAAGAGCGCGAAGTTCAAATAAAAAAACAGTTAGAGTATTTTGAAAAAATCTTGTACCGAGTTGATGCGCTTGACGAGCATTGATTAAAAATTTTTTCTCTGGCAATATTAGTTAAATTAATATGTATTAATTTAATAAGGAAGCCATGAGAGAAGCATTGTTAAATTTCAAAGTGCGAAAAAAACTTACTCAGAAAGAACTAGGAGATATGTTTTCTGTCTCACAAGGGACAGTTTCAGAGGCGCTAAGAACTACATCCAACGGTGAGCGCCGTTTCTCTGTTGAAAAACTCGACGGAGTTCCTAAACCTAAACATGTCAAAGGCCCAATCTATGCTCTCTATGTAGAGAAAACTATGGGGATTGGGCAATTACCTTGGGATATAAACAGTGTCGGCACTAACAGCGAATGACATCTGTTTTCTTATTGAATCAATTACAGGAAAGGCGCCGCGAAAAAACGAACGAGGTTTTGTTGCCAGGTGTCCGGCACATGACGATAAAGCAGAAAGTTTGAGTATTAGGGACGGCGATAAAGGGGTTTTACTAAATTGTTTTCAAGGATGCAGATTTAAAGATATTTGCGCGGCGTTAGAGGTAGAGCCGCAAAGGTTATTTAAAGACTATGGTGATAAGACTACCGAGAGAACTCAATATCGACCATCTAAGGCCGAGCGCGAACGATTCGAGGAAGATACCCTTATCGTCTATTTCTATAACGAACGAAAAAATCACGGATACGAACAGGACGAGGAAGAACATAAGGCTAAACTCAGGGCCGAGCAAAGGCTACGCACTTATGTCCAAAGACAGTTTGAGAGAGAAGATCAAACAAGACGTAGAGCAGTATTTAAAAAACGGCGGCACCATTAAACAATTACCGCGAGGCGAGAGCGAAGTCGTCGTGCAGTTTCAAGATAAAACAAAAATATGAGTGAAGGATTTATAACGGTTCATCGCCAAATGATGAAGCACTGGATTTGGGACGAACCAGAGGCGTTAAAGTTTTGGATGGCGTTGCTATTAGAGGCTAATTGGGAAGAAAAAAAAACAATGTTTAACGGGAGTTTATTAACCGTTGGAAGAGGCCAGTTAGTTTTCGGACGAATAAAATATTCAAGGAAATTAGGCATTTCCGAGAAGCGAATTAGAAGGTATTTAAATTTGTTAGAAAAAGACGACATGATAGGCCAACAAAAAACTAACAAATATACAGTTATATCAATACTTAACTACGAATCTTATCAAAATAGGGCCAACGAAAGGCCATCAAAGGGCCATCAAAGGGCCACATCTAAACAAGTAAACAATAATATAGGGGGAAAAACGAAGAAGTTTATCCCTCCGACTGTTGACCAAGTTCAAGAATATTGCGACGAAAGAGCAAACAATATCAACGCTGAATTATTTGTAGACCATTACACCGCTAACGGATGGTATCGGGGCAAGAACAAAATAAAAGATTGGCGCGGTTGTGTTAGGACTTGGGAAAAAAGAAATAAGACATCTACTTTCGCGGAAACAAAAACAGAAAATTACTTATGAGTGAAATCGAGAGAATAAATTTAACAAACTTCAATGACCGGGATTTGCAGAAGTCGATGGCGACCGCGCAGACCGACTACATCAAGCACCTCGGCATGTACGCAAATTCCGCGATAGAGGAAATGGAAAACGGATTCCAATTAGACGGAATCCCGCTGCCTTGGGGTAAGACTAATCAAGATATTGCTCTACCGCTTAAATATATCAGCATACTGGCGGGTAGCAGCGGTCAGAAGAAAACGACACTTTCAGTTTTGCAACTCCTTCATACCTCACAAAATCACAAAGTCGGTTTTGCATCATTTGAAATGCGCGTTAATTACTTAACTAAAATGATGGCCGCTATGAAGGCGGGAGTGAGTGAGAAAACAGTTACACAACAAGTAGTGAGAGATTTTTGTGCTTATGCTACCGACCGAATTTATTGCTATGACCAAATCGGAGACGTCAAAGCTATGCGTGTGCTTGGCGCCGTCGAAGCTCTTGGCTCAATGGGTTGTAAATTGGTGGTTGTTGATTCGCTAATGATGGTTGATTTATACGCTAAATCTGGACAAGAAGAATTTTCTAAACAAAGAGATTTCGTCTCTGCTTTATCAGGCCTCGCTGCTATTCACGATATGCACATTATGTTGGTGGCTCACAATCGAAAGCCGGGAGAGTATCAGGGAGAGGGAAGGCCAAACAAAAACAGCGTCAGAGGTTCGTCAAGTATTACCGACGTTGCCGCCGTTGTGCTTCTCTGCCATCAAGACGAGAAAAAACAAAAGCTCTTGCAAGATGTTCACAAATACGGCGAGACATTAAACGAGGCAGATCAAAAGTATGTAGACCGGACGCCTTGCCAACGCTTGATAGTCGCAAAGAATCGTTTTAATGCTTTTCAAGGCACCATCGCACTTTATCAGCACTCTCGAAGCAGACAGTTACTTGGAGACAGATCAGATAAGGCTATCCATTTTGGCAATTAGTGGCGAGTTCAGAATTATTACAAATGACTTTCAGCTTGAACAAGCTATTGAGGAATTGAAGGCGCAATACTCAAGCAAAAAATATGTACAAGTGCAGTATACGACGACTAAACGCAGATCGAGCAGACAGAACAACGCTATACATTTGTACTGCAAACTGGCCGCCGACCGATTGAATTTGCATGGACTCGACCAACGAAAAGTTTTAAAGCCAAGTTTCGAGATTCCTTGGACGCAAGAAAGTTTTAAGGAAAATTTATGGAAGCCAATAATGAAAGCCATGTTTGAAATTGACTCGACAACAAAGCTAGAGCGAGGGCAAGTAGGGCAAGTGTACGAAGTAATCAACAGAGAATTATCGAGAGAGTTCGGTGTGTCTACCGAGTTCCCCGACAAGGGCGGCTTATGAATGAGTTTATGATAAAGGTTACAGGTGACGAGGCTATAGAAGCGGCTCGGAAAATTGGCGAGGTTCAAGGACAGATTGAAATGCTACAGGACTCCGTAGACGAATTAAGGGAGTTACTTAAAGCAGCGATAGAGAAAAATGCGAAAGTGTAAACATTGCAAAAAAAAGGTGAATGAAAAAACGGCGCTCCGGCACAATCTAAATATCTTTTGTAATTGGACTTGTGTATTTAATTATACAAAGAGCGAACGAGGAAGAAAGGCCGGGGAGAAGGTTCTGCGTAGAGATTTGCAGCGGCGCAAGGATGACATCAAGACAATCCCGCAGCGACTAGCAGAGGCGCAGACTGCCTTCAACGCTTACATCCGAGTTAGAGACAGATACAAGCCGTGCGTAAGCTGTGGGAAGCCTCCGAGTCCCCACGGTCGGGGCGGCGGGACGGACGCTAGCCACTACCTGCCGAGGGGAAGTACCAAGGGCGGCAGTTTTAGGCGCTATGATCCAAACAATGTAGCGTCATCCTGCAAGCATTGTAACCGCTATCTGTCAGGGAATTTGGTGCCGTTTAGAGTTGAGTTAATCAAGCGAATAGGAATTGAACGAGTTGAAAAAATTGAGGCGACTAATGAAATCAAAAAGTGGAACCATACCGACCTCAGAAAAATTAAAAAACTCTATCAACGAAAAAAACGAATCTACGAAAAGCACTTTAGGAAAGACCGCGAACAGTACGAAAGAAAACTTGCGTACAGAAAAACGCTTGAACAATTCAAACGCCAGGACAACTCGAAAAGCTACCCAATCACAACAGAATACAGAAAGGAATATATTAAATGTCATACCGGAACAAGATGGCGTTATTGGGATAAGAACGAATAATGTGCTGATCTTAATGAATGAAGTAAGCGACCTCCAGAACGCTCCAGAGGCCGCTAAAAGTGATATAAGAGTTGCTAGTCGATTT